TGGAGTATGATGTACCACCACAAGTTTAGTTTGAGTGAAATAGAAGATATGATGCCTTTTGAGAGAGATATTTACGTTGGTCTTACAGTCAATCATCTTCAAGAAGAAGCTGAGAGATTAGAACAAGAGAGTAATAGAAGGAAGTAAAATGGCACAAGACGATTTAGAATTTATTAGAGCAGTTAGAGCACTAGATGAAGCATCTAAAAGATTAAATGCGGGTGCTGACAAATTGTTTGATGGTCAAAAACTGACTGATAAGGTCTTTGATAAATTTGGTCTTGGTCAAGCAAGAGATTTCCAGAAGAAGGCAAGTGAGTTTCTTAATCAGAGAAAACTTAGAAGAGAACAAGAACGTGAAGTTCGTCAAAGATTGGGTGGTAAAGACCCAATCAGTAAGGCAACATTCAAACAACTCAAAAAAGAAGCAGAACTCACAAAGAAGAAAGAGGCAGTTGATGCTGCATTCAAGAGTTTTGTGGAAACTAATCTAGGACTGAACGAGCAACTTCTAGATGAGATACGTTATAGACAAAATCTTAAGGAAGACAAGGCGGGTAATCTTAGGGGTGAAAAGGGAAGGTTTGTATCTACACCAGAGAATTTTCTTAAGAAAACAGTAGATGAGTCAGCGTTCAACAGACAATTTGTTGATAAGATGGGTTTTGCAAAACAAAACATAGATGCTAAAAGTCCCGGCGACAAGAACCGTGCTGCTGAAGAAGAGCGAAGAAGTGACCAACAAGCATTTGAAATGGAAAAGACTGAGAGTACCAATGAGATTCTCAGAGATATCCTTGCAGCATTAACTGATAATTCACCACTCAAAAAAGACAAGAAAAACAACAGTGGTCTTCTTGCGGGATTAGGTGCGGGTGCAGGATTGGCAAACTTACTTAAAAGTCTTGGTAAACTAGGTAAATTTCTCCTCTTAGGTAGTCCCCTGTTGCTAGGATTAGGTGCTCTCACATACGGACTCTCTGAACTAAGTGACATGGCAGACAAGGTTACTAAAGAGGTTGTTAATAATACAAAAAAACAAACAAATGCAATTGAGGAGGCAAAGACCGCAAAGCAAGCACAGGAAGCAATAGTAGGGAAAGAGAATCGAAAACTTGAACAAGAGCGGAAACGACAGCGTGACACGATCACAAGCAAAGCAGAAACGGAAGCTCTACTTCAATCAGGTGCAGATAGGGGGAAAGCAACACTTGAGGCAGCAGAGAAATTTGAATTCGTTAAAAATTCACAATCCTTTAACGATATAATTAAAAATACTGCAATGGTGCTTAACGCAGCAAGAGACGCATCAATCAGAGATGGTAATACCATTGAGGCAAGATACGCATCATTTGATAAAGTTCTTGCAGAGACAATTGTAAAGATTAAAGGGTCTAAGACATTTTTGGATGCAGATGAAAAGACTCAAGATTTTATGATTCAACAGGTGGTCGCACAGGCAAACAAGGCACTTGTTGGTGCAGGCAATAAAAGTGTTTTACTCTCTGGTCTAGACCCAGAAGCAATGAAGGGTCAGGCAGCAATAGAAACCAAAAGGGCAAGGGCCATGGCTGCGTTAGTGGGCGGTAGAGGTAAGTTTGCAGAAGAAGGGTTTGGGTATCTTAGTGATCAACTTGGTGGTGGTCGTAATATATTCTCAAAAAGTCAGGTAGAATCACTGGAAGCAAGAGTCGCAGAAGCAAGAAAAGATGCAGAGAAGGAAACTTGGTACGAAAGGAATATTGGTTCTAATCAAGGTGATATTGATAAGTTAAATACTCTCACACAAGAGTTGGCAAGATTGAGAGATGCAATTGCAACAGTTGGTAGTAATACAGTTGTTGCACCAAACAATAGCGTAAACACTGTTAACAATAGCAGTGCAACTGTATCCACACCAATTCATATAACTGATCCAAATACAGAGTATCAGAGATCGCATTAAAAATAAAGGGGGGAACCACATTCCCCCCTTTACTCAGTTACTCGTTTGCGAGTTTTTCAAAATAAGACATTGCATCATCGTCGTCTTCCTCTGACACAGTAGGTGCTGGTGCATCCTTAAAGAACTCTGGTGCAGGAGCAGTATCAACCTTTGGTTCTGCAACTGGTGCATCTTCCATAATATCTACTGCCTTACCAACTGTTACTGTACCGGCAAGAACTGCATCGAGCCGTGCCTTAAGTTCGTCATATGACTTAAAGGCAGAAGGTGCAGTGAAGTCAGCAAGTGAATGCTCCGTCTTCCACAGTGCCTCAATCTCCTCATCATTGTCGAACAGGGCAGATGGGTCTGCAAACTCTGACTTGTCATAGTTCCAGTATCCATCTACCTTGCGAAGCTTCAACTTGAAGTTCGCACCTTCCCAGAAGTCAAAGGGGTTGACAGGAGTTTCATCTTGGAATGCGGGCTGCATTGCCTCCATGATCTTGTCGAAGATTTTCTTACCGTAACGGTAGAGGAAAATCTTACCCTCGTTCTGAGGATTTGCAGGGTCTTCTACAACATAGATGTTGGAGTAGTACTGCAACTTACGCTTCTGCTTCCGTGCAATCTCCTTATCGGACTCAACACCTGAGTTCCAGAGTTTGGAGTTGTACTCTGACACAGGGTCATTCTGACCCACAGTGGTGAGAGAGTTCTCAATGTACCACTGACCTGTTGGACCTTGGAACGCATGGTTCCAGACCTTTGCCCAAGGCATGTCCTCACCCTCTGGTGCGGGAAGGAAACGAATGACTGCGTATCCGTTACCAGACTTATCCATGACTGGCTTCCAGAGACGTTCATCAACGTAAGACTTCTTTTCTTGAGGGGCAGACTCTTTCTGGGCAGCACCCAGCAGTGAGTCAAGACTGTTCTGTTTCTTCAATGCCGCAAGTGACATATCTTTCTCCTTATGTTAACGTATGTTTTCGTATGTTAAAGTATATTTAATTTATCACAAAGACTGTTCTTTGTCAAGTAACTTAGATTATTAAATTTGCCGTGTTGGTCTGTTAGAAAAAACTCTTCTTGACCAAAGCGGTCAACAGGATCAACCCAATAGAATTTAACATCCTTATACTCTGTAAAAACAGTTTGCATCTGGTTAATCCAGTTAACTGGATTAAATCCTTTTGCATCACTTGACAGATAATTATCTGTCCCTTTATATATGTTGTTCAACGGCTCATCATATGACGATAGGTCAAACCCCACTATATAAACTTCATTCGCACCCTCTTGACAAGCAAGGTGTAGTGCGGTATTACCAGCAGACCACCCAACAGGGTAGTCAATACTATTTATTCCATCATCCTCTTTAACGTATGTAATCCAAATGCCAACGTCCTTCTCCATCTTTGCACGAAGGTCTTTCATGTTGAGGTCTGGATTCATCTTCATTGCAACCTCAATCTTCTCCTGTAATGTAACAGGGTCTTTACCTGAGATGACACATTGCTCTGTGTGGTTGCCCACCCTTTCTGTTTTGTGAATGAAAGACTCTGGTATGTCATATCCCATGAACATCATATCTGCGATCTCGGCGGGGACAGGACTCCAGTTTGTAAAGTGAAACCTCATCGTGTCACCTGTAGTGAACTGGCCCTCTAATAAATCAGAAGTGTAAATCTCTTGTTGCATGGGGTAGTCTACTGCGACTAAATTATCCACCCACATATCACGATAGATTGCATTGCACCCCCAAGTAACTACGTCCTTATCATTTCTATCAAAAGTAGTAACATTCTCTGCCCACTTTCTAGACTCCCCGTTACCAAATACGACTGCTTTACTCATTCACAAATTCCTGTATCATGGGGAAGATGGGTGCAATTGCAACTGCACACTCTCTGGCAATCTCCATGTGTTCTTTCTGCGTTCCATGACCACTGCGAAGCTCGATGAAATGCACCCATGAACGAAGAGTACCATTCATATACATGCGTGACATGGTAAGACCCTCTGGTAGAACTGCACGAGCCTGTTCTTTTGCGATACCCTTACTGATTGCCCAGTTGTATGCAGAACGTGCGTCCTCAATCACCATCTCCTGTAGAGTGTCCCATTCCTCTTGTAGTTTGGGGTCGTCAATCTCTACACTATTCTGACGGTTCTTCTCGTCCTGTAGACGAGCTTCTCTGGTAACGAATTCCAAATCCTTAGTCGGGTCTGCATAACGCTGACTGAACTCTTGAAAAGAGAACGAGCGGTGACGCAATACCTGTCGTCCAATATCTCGTGTTGTCTCAATCTCAATACACGCACTAACCATCTCTAGAGGTGACCAGTGCTTGTGTTTAATAAGATATCTAACCAATTTCTCGGCGGTATCTCTATTCAACTGATTAGAGGGATTAGATACACGGGCACAATATGCAATAAGGTCTTGTGCGGTATCTATACCAATGAACCCTTCTTTGGGTACTTGTGAATGTGATATAAGTTTTACTGTCATTGTTATTTCAATAATTCCTCGTTTAGAATGGTGCCGCTGAGAAGATTCGAACTCCTGACCCATTGATTACAAATCAATTGCTCTACCAACTGAGCTACAGCGGCACTCTCTCCCTACTTTCGGTTACGATTATCCCGATTGTTGTTTGGACGACGATTGTTACGCATCATCGCCATTTCTGCAACTCTCTCTGAGAGTTCACCATTCTTCTTGGTGAGTTCTGCATTATCCCACTGCAATGCCTTCACAGTGTTCTGGAGTTCGGCAACCTTTGCCTCAAAAAAACCTTCAACACGATCCATCTCTGGACTCCTCAATTAATGTTAATAAACTTATCTTATACCTATTCTTGTCAATTGTCAAGAACCTTTTATAATCATTCATAAATCTTTTTAGGTCAGGCCATACAATATCGTCCTCTAATAGTTTATCCCAATTGTCACTGAAAGATACTAACTCATCTAGAATGATGAGCGTCTCTAGTGATACACGCCCACCCAGAAACTCCTTGAGAAGTTTCGGGTGGTTGTGTTTCTTCACCTCAAACAGTGGTTCGAATTCCTTCACAAGTGGAGTCATCTCAACCACAAACATATCAAAAAAGTTACCCCGCTTCAACTTCCATGAGTTATAGTTCTCATCATTGAAGTTGGCGATGTAACCCTTCCTGTCCTTGATGAAGTTGGACAGAAAGTAATTCTTGACTTCCTCTTCTGACTTATATTTTCTGGATAGACGCACGAAGAACCCACGGTCCTTGCGCTTATAGAATGTGTCTCTGGAAATGCGAGTCTTACCTTTGTACTTCACAAAGTCATAATCAGTCTTTCCAAAATGCGCCTTGAAGGCACAGTACATCAAATATATGTCAATCGGTTCCATTACAGATACGCTTCGATACCCAATCAGTTAGAATGTTAGGAAATACCCCGTGAATAAAAAGAACAATACCCATTGACCACGCATGAAAGAGGTGTTTGAAATAGGTGGTGTTCTGTTCTTTAAGATGACTCATACGGGTAACTTAGCTGTTCTTGGTAAAAAATTTAGTTCCCTCGCATTTGCCTCAATCTTCTCTTTGAGACTTTTTGAGATAAGGTTCCCGACTGTATCGGGTTCGATGCCTTGTTTGTAACAATAATCTAGTACTGCCTCCATGTGGGTAATACCCTTTTCATTAGCAATCCTTTCAATCTCAAGAGAGAAAGATTTAGCAGTGTTCAAAGTCATAAGTTCTCCTCTGGTAAAAAAAGTTGGGGGCTGACCGTGGACCCCCGCGAGACTATTTCTGGCGTCTAACCCCTATTATTTAGAAGGAATATCGAGTCTTCACTCCAATGGTCTTACCCTGTTCTGTAATGTCAGTATCAACATTGTAAGTACCATATGGTGTAATTGTGAAAGACTTGGTAATCTCCCAATCATACTTTAGTCCAACTTCAATAGTATCTACTTCGCTGTTGTCCCAATCATAATTTGGAAGTAGGGAAAGAGTAAAACCCTTTGCACCTGCTTCGATACCAAACTCAGTGTTGGTGGTTTCACCGTCGATGTCATACTCTGTGTCAGTTACGATTGCGAGGTCAACCATGTTCATTGGATTTGGTTTCTGTGGTTCATTAGCAAGAGCAGTAGATGAAATACCTAGTGCTGCTACTAGAGTGATGATTGTTTTAGTCATGTTAGTCCTTTCTGTTGATGAACTCCTGTAGTTTCTCTGCTTGAGAGATAACTTCATCAGGATGGAACATCTTTGGAATGTACTGGTCGAAACTCTTGTACATTTCCTTGTTGTCTTCTGCTGCCTTCTCAAATGCTTTCCATGCCATAGTGGATGCAGTCTCATACTGTTTGTCAAGCATATCTTTTGCCATAGTCAGAAGATCAAGTCGAATCTCATAAGGTGTCTTAGCCATGATTACTCTCCCGCAAACTTTGCCATCTGACGTAGAGCAGCAGCCTCTTTGGGATACCCCTCACGTTCCATTTCAATTGCGGCACGAGTGTAACCATATGGTTGCATTTTTTTGAAAATACGATTGAACCAATCGCCAAGACCTGTTTCAAATGTTAGTGTGGAAACGATGAATGTCATTTCTTTCTCCTTGTGTTTGTGTGTGTTGGTGGGTGATTCTGTTGCTAGGACACCCACCGAAACCCCGACACTTACTGCTTACGCAGCAAGGGCCATTGGTGCAAAATTATCGTTTGCATTTACTATAGTGGTCTATACGCGACCAACCGTGTAACTCCGAATTCCTATTAACTGCCCGTCGATCCTAGTTCGCCCCCCTCAGAAACACACTCAGTAAATGTGCTTGTGGTGGAGGCGGCGGGTACTGCCCCCGCGTCCAGTACAGCGTTGAGTCATCATCAACGTTACCTGTTATATATAACACTTTTTCCTTTGAGAGTCAAGGAACTTTTTGTCGCCTTATCCTTATTCACAAATTCCACATCTTTACCTGACCCAATAATACATGCATTACCATTTGCAAAAGATTCAATGATGGTAATTCCAGTGTCTCCAACGTACATTAGATTGACAGTATTGTTATCGGGGTCAGACCAATACGCATATGGCTCTTCACCTAGATTTGTAACTGCACCCAGAACAATGTTTAACGGCGCACAGAGAACTGGTTTCTGCGTTTGAAAGAAAGATGGTGGTTCCTGTGCAAAGGTTGATGTGCTAAGCAGCAGTGCTGTTAGGAATGTTAGATACTTCATTACGTCTTCTCCATTCTGCAACGGATTCGACCAACGCATCTAGATAATTGTTTTTGTCCTTAACAAACTCTTGAACAGTTCCGTCCTCTGTGACTACGAGAATAACTACCTGTGAGATTTCAATCCCTGTTCTCTCTCCGAACATCTCTGCGTATGCAGAGCCTTGAATGTAATAACTTTCATTCCAATCATCATTGCGTTCTTTAGAGGATGTCTTGAAGTCAATAATGGAAGGTGTTCCGTCATATTCTGCAATACAATCTACTCTGCCCGCTACTTTATATTTATCACTGTAAAGACCCGCCTCTTGTGCATAAATGTTATTTAATTTGTGCAATGCACCATCTTTTAGTTGATTGAACAGACACCAAGGTAGGAAGTTCTTCTTGTGTTCAATCCACTTTTCGGGAAAGTCACGATGCATATTGTTGAGGTAGTCTTCACACATCTGGTGAACCTTAGTACCTCTTGCTGCAGCAGTTCGTGCAACGTAGTTTGCAACATCGTTACCAACACGTTTACGCCATTCCATCAAACCCTGCTTGTTTCGTACAGATAGTACAGTAGTGATTGATGGGTACTTGTTACCATCTGGTGTTTCATAGAGACGAACACCATCCTTGTTTGTTGCAGATATAGTAGGCAACTCTACTGGTTCATGATTAAACATTATTAATTTCTATTCCTGCAATTCCCACATATTATTAGAATTATTAAAAATTCTAACTGTTCCATCTTCTCCTGTAGTTATGGAAGTTATACCAGAAGATACCAGGTAATTATTATATTCCGTCCGTGTCAATAGCCATGCAGGGTCGGGATTATCTCCACTAGGAAGATTTCCTATATAATCTTCTTTAGAAGCCCAAACAAAAACAGTTGTTTGTACTAAACCATCGTCTGAATAAGTAGCATCTTCTATACTAACCTTTCCTGATGATTGTAAGTTCGCGTAACCATTTATTCCCAAATAGCTATTAGGCCATTCAATTGAAGTGTTAGGTCTTGTCATAACCCTTGTTACTGTATAAGTTGACATATCTATTCTCCGTTTATCATGTATTTAGTATTTATGATAATGATCGAATCCTCTCAACGAGTCGTTCTGCTCTTGCCCCTACTTGACGATACCAACGCGAGTCTACCATCTGGTCTGCTGCTTCGTTCCAATCCCTTGCGTCTACACCCGCTTTCATACCCTTGAAGGCAGACAGACGAGGACGACCAAGATTGAACATCATGTTTGCAATCACTTGTTGAACTTCTTCTGGCAACTCATCGAAGTCTGGATAAAGGACGGCGCAGTCTGACAATACTGTTTGGACATCTTGCTCGAAGGCCTCAATGACTCTATCGTCCGATACTGGTGTTCCGATGTCAGCACCATATTCGGGGTCAGACTCAAGAACCAGATGGCCAATGCCAAAAGTAGCATACCCAAGGTGATCGTTATATAATTCATATACACATCCCTCGTCAATTTTAAGTTGTTCTCTAAGTTTTTCAATATCCATTAGTCCATTCCTAGTCCCATTTTGATTTTGTTGATTAAATAGTTTCGTACAAATCCAGAGCGTACAATGTCTCCAATGCTGAACTCTGTACAGTTAAATTCGTCCATCTCTTCCAGAATGCGAAGGAAGTCATGTAGTCCATTCCTGTCATTCGTTCTCTGTAAATCACTCTGGTCAAAGTCACCACAGAACACGATACGAGAGTCTTGCCCAATACGAGTGATGATTGTATCCAGTTCGTGGAAGTTCATGTTTTGACATTCATCTACTATAACAATAGAGTTATCAAATGTCAACCCTCTTAGGAAAGAAGTTGACAAAAAGTAGAGTGAACCCTGACCCTTTAGACGATCATACAAATTATTGAATGACTGTTCGTTTGGCATCTCAAACATGAACTGAACCATGTTCTGATACGGCACCTGATACAGTGCAGACTTATCTTCCTCATCGCCGGGAAGGAACCCAATCTCTCTTGTTGGAATGAGAGAACGGACGATAATGACTCGTTCGTACTTGGACTTCAAATCGAGAACTGAGTTGAGTGCGAGATTGAGTGATGCAAAGGTCTTACCTGTTCCTGCCGCACCAAATAGGAATTGGTTTTTACCCTTATTCCATGTATCAAACACAACTTTCTGACTGTCTGTAATGGGTTTGACAGTTACGAGTTGGGAATGATTGATTTCTTTATTCTTACTGGCCATAACAATCCTTTAGAGAGAAAAAGAGGGGGGAGTGGGGGCGCGCCTTCCCCCCTCTGACACATGGGCGGAGTGACTTCCCAGCTTGCGTAGACGCTGTGCATCCCTTGCTGAAGTTTGATTTCTCGCCCGTGTCAATTTTATTTATATAACTCCGTGCTTCTTAAGCACATTTCTTGTCTGAATTTCTTTAGTAGATTGTGTGCTACTTGAACCGTAACGATCTGCAAGAGGTGTGCCTGGATTTGCCTCAGCAATACGTTGCATGTTCTCTGTAAATCCACCATCTACCTTTGGACCCACACCCATCATGTGGTCACCAGCAATTGCCACTGGCACGGGAATCTGTTGCACTTGAGGATTGAGTTTCTTATACTCATCAAGTTCAGCCATGGGCATAAACTCGTCATACTCTTCCTGTGTCACAGTATCATAAAACCTATATGTCGGCATTATACGTCTAACTCCAATTGTACTGGTCCATACTTTCTCAAGTCATGTAACTCTTCAGACAGTTCCTTCACACGCAGTTGTAGATAATGTATCTGTTTCTGCATCTGTGCTATTTCAGTTTTATAGGTTTCTTCAGGCACTAACCGATCCTCCTTCAACCGGCGTCCCATGTACTCCCAATACGGTTCTCTCTCCATCAGGTGTCCCACCATTAAACCACTCCGGCATAGGGCGTTTCTTCCATTTCGCGAAACGCATTTTCTCTAGTATATAGTAGTTTCGATATGCAAGAACAGTGTCATCACCTTTGCAATAATCAGGCATACACTGAGG